AACGAACCAACAGGGCGGCTGTAGAAATATCGAGGTGTCATATCAAACTTGACGGATGCACCAGCCTTGCGTAAATCTAACCATAGCGCCCAATCCTCCCACCCGACATTACGGTATGGGTGTTGAAGCAACAATTCTCGTTTTACAGCGGAGGACACAATAAGCGGGTTTTGAGCGTTTATTTCCAAAGCCCTATCCCAAGTATAGGGATCGGGATTCATGCGCCCACCGCCCTCTATATCAAGCGTAAAGCCTATTATGTCGTGGACACCATCCACACCATCGAAATAGTGTGTGTAAGGTACATCGTCTATATCCGAACACGATACATAATCGCCCGTAGCCACTTGGATACCTGCGTTCCTAGCTAGACCTGCGTGCTTGGTCGTATTGATAACGACCTTGTGCTCTGTGTCTAACGGCTTGTCAGACACAATAATAATCTCAGGCTTACCGGAGATTGCGGTAGCGGCTTGTAGCCATTGCTTACCGTATGTCTCCCAGTAATTGCCCCAACATATCGTAACGATTGTGTGCATAAAAAAAGCCTAACCGAAGTTAGGCAAAGAACCAAGGAGAGGGATACGTTTTTACAAAAAACACTATCCCGCACAAATCATACTATTTTTTCGGTTTACCCGCAAGTTTCTTACATTCTTGTTGTTTTTCAGCAAATACAGACTTGTACAAGTTACCGCCTATTAAAGATGGTTTCCTGAGAATCTCCATAGCCCCCTGCCGGATAGGTAGCTGGTCAATAGTAAATCCTTTGTATTCCATTGTTGTCTCCAGAATTAGGTGTGGGCTTCCATAAAGCAGGATTACGAAATCGAATCGGGCGAAGAGTGCGAGTGCCTGCCAAGGTACTCATGTTTCCGATACCCTGTTAGCCGCTAACGCTAACAACCCACGCAATGAATGTACCACAGGATAACTAACAGTTTTTATTATCGTTAACACTAGTATTGTTAGTGTGCATTATTTCTAGTGATAGTACCCCTACCCTTATACCCACCCACCGTAGAGACTATGGGAAGATATAAATCCTTTACGACAGAACTCTGCTTGTTAGCTAACGGAGAGTCATTCCGCCCACCCCCGAATCCCGATAATCTGCGTGCTTACTATCGTTAGGCATTTCTGCTGCTCGGCGTACTGGTTTTAGTTGGTTTCCCAACTCTGTCTATATACATTTCCCTTACGGTACTTTGTCGTGCGGGTCACACGGGAGGCACTTTGCCAGGCATCATTACTATGTTTCCTTCCACGCCACCCATTTAGGTGCTTTTTATCGTATGGAGTACGGGTAGGCTACAAAACAAAAAACCCTACTGAGACAGGCTTTAGGCTTGGTTGCCGCATATAGGGGTGTGTGAGCACCTGTCTACAGCTTTGACAAAGCCTACCTCAGTAGGGATTCTCCGTTCTCACAAACTACCGATGGGTTACCAAGCCACCAGATATAGAGATTATACACGAAATCGGTAAATAACCGGTAGGAAACCGGTAGCAAACCGGTAATTTATCGGTATTAGGGAAAACACCTAGTTTACATTTGCAATAAAATGTATACAATTTCGTACATGGCACTAACGCCATTCCAAGGAGATAAAAATGAACAACGCAACTAAATACATTATTCAGTTTGATCGCAAAGGTAAGTACGGTATTCGTGTTTGCACAATGTCAGGTATTGCAATGGGCTACTTTTGCCACATGAATGACGCTGTAGCTTGGTGTGAATCTAACTAAGGAAAACAAAATGTACGACTACGAGCTACCTATGTATATCCAGACCGATACGGATGACGAGCAGCCTTGTGTTGTGGGCGTATCTGTCCACGAGCATATCCCGTCTTGCGGAAGTGATTGCGGAATTCTTAAGTACGCTTACGACATTTTGGATACGGACGGGAATGTGCGTAAGGACTGGAATAAGTTTGATACTAGAGCGTTTGCAAAATATGTGCATTATCAACTTGAGATAGCAATGGGGGACGCATGAAAAACGACACAACAATATCTATCCGCATACCATCCGAGATTCGGCAACAGCTAGAAGACCTAGCGGCAGAGAACTGTCGCAGCTTAGGCGGTCAGGCTTTGCATTTCCTAAAGTTATCCATAAGTAACATAAATGCTACCTCTGAGCCAAAAAGTATCATAAAAGATACAAAGCCAAAAGTATCACGCCCGCATGATGTAGCACCGCAGGTATGGTTGGATTACATGGAAGTCCGCAGGGCTAAGAAGTCTCCCATTACCGAATCAGCTATCAACCAGTTACGGGCAGAGGCAGACAAGGCAGGATGGTCTCTAAACGAGGCTGTTATGGAGTGCTGCTCTCGTGGGTGGCTAGGATTTAAAGCTGAGTGGGTAAGCAAGGCAAGCAAACAACAAGTACTAGAGAGCTATAACCAACAATCTGCGGAGGCTTTTATAAATGGTTGACGAAGACAAGAAAGAGTTTGCTCAGTTTATGGGCGGTATGTTTGCGGTCTACGGCAAGGAGGTTAGCACCATGCTTCTGCGTATATGGTTTGAGGCTCTACGCCAATACGACCTGAAAGCCGTAAAGGATGCACTAGCTCGCCATTTGCTTAACCCTGATAACGGTCAATTCCTACCTAAACCTGCGGATGTTGTAAAACTTATCGGTGGTACTAATATTGATACTGCACTGCAAGCCTGGGCACTTGTAGACACCTCCGTCCGGTCAGTAGGCACATACCAAAGTGTAAAGTTTGCCGATCCGCTGATCCACAAGGTTATACAGGATATGGGTGGGTGGGTCAGGATGGGTACGAAAACAGAGGACGAGTGGCCTTTTATCGCCAAGGAGTTTCAGACACGATATCGTGGCCTAAAGACGCTAGGAGCGCCTGTAGAAGCACCGGAGGTACTAACAGGTCTAACTGCTCAACAGCACGCCCTAGCAGGTATTACTGGCGATATTAAACCCGTTCTAATTGGACACAAAAATGACACCATCCGCACGCTCGATAGCACACATGAAGTCCCTAGGTTATCAGGTAGCTAATTGCGACCATTACAACTATTTCACGAAGCGCAGACACGACCTATACGGATGTATCGACCTGCTCTGCATTGGTAACGGAGAGACGGTAGCTGTGCAAGTTACGAGCAAGTCCAATATGTCTAGCAGGATTAAAAAGATTGAGGCATCCGATGCTTTCCCTGAGATGCTGCGGTCTGGGTGGCGGGTGCTTGTTCAAGGATGGTTCAAGGGTTCTAACGGTAGATACCAAATGAAGGAATTTGAATTCTAAGTCAATTAGGGAAAGTCCCTATATACGCATAAAAGACACAGATTTACAGTTACATCACCTTAACCAAGGAGCTACAAATGAAAACAATATCTACATACGATGCTGCACTCTACGCAATTGCTGCCTTTGCCTTTGGCGCTTTGTTTGTGCTGGAGCTGCTATGAACCTAGAAACCAATATCCGCATTGTCCAAGCGTTCTCAGATGGAAAGTACCCGATCCGTGACGCAGAATTCTGGGCTGAGCACATGAGCGATAAGCACTTTGTTATGGACTTGCTTAAGACCATATCCGAGGCTTACTACAGTCCTGACCCCGCAATTGGCGAGATGTTAGACAAGATCGAAGCACGAATCTACAAGGTGGCAAAATGAAAGCAATAGCACAAGCGTTTGTTAAGGCAAAGCGAGAGTTTGCCCCAGCACTTAAAACATCCGTCAACCCACATTTCCGTAGCAAGTATGCCGATCTAGCCGCCTGTCTGGAGGCGGTAAACGATGCCCTACTAAACAATGGTATCGCTGTTTATCAAGAGACCTCTATGTGCGATAGCGGAGTAGTAGTAGAAACCGTATTCCTGCACGAATCAGGCGAGATGCTTAAAGGCGGTATGTTGCACGTCCCCGCTAGCAAGCAAGACCCACAGGGCTACGGCTCGGCGCTTTCGTATGCAAGGCGCTATAGCATTATGGCAGCGTGCGGTATTGCGGGGGAAGATGATGACGGTAACGCAGCGTCCAGGCAGAAACCTACGGCAGACGTAGATGTAGCGGTCAAGGCGATCCAATCTGCTGCGGACTTAGATTCACTCAAGACTCACTTCTCTAGCGCCGTAAAGCTGTTTAAGGGCGATACAGAGGCATTTGCAAAGGTTAATGCCGCTAAGGATGCTCGTAAGGCAGAGTTACTAGCTAAGGTGGCAGAATGATTGAGCAAGGTTCAGAGGCTTGGATGCAGCTCAGAAGCGGAAAAGTGACGGCCTCCAAGGTATCAGATGTAATGTCAGCCATTACTACAGCAGGGTATCGGAATTACCTTGCTGACTTAGTGGTAGAAAGACTTACTGGAAACAAAACCGAGTCGTTTACCAATTCTGCTATGCAATGGGGAGTTGACCAAGAGCCGTTAGCTCGGGCTGAGTATGAGGTCAAGACGGGTAACTTTGTAGACCAAATAGCCTTTGTAGACCATCCTACTATTGTTAACTTTGGGTGCTCACCGGACGGGTTGGTGGGGGAGGATGGGCTAATTGAGATCAAGTGTCCCAACACGGCTACGCATATAGATTATGTTATGCAGGACAAAGTACCGACAAAGTATGTTCCCCAAATTCAATGCCAACTAGCAGTTACGGGTCGGAAATGGTGTGATTTCGTAAGTTTTGACCCACGATTGCCGGATGGTTTACAGATGCTAATTGTCCGCTTAGAGAGGGACGATGAGTATATCGAGAAGTTGGAAGACCGTGTAATTAAGTTTTTAGACGAAGTAAATAGCGCCGTTAACGGCTTAAAGGAAAAAATGAAATGAGTATCGCTTACGAAGTAATGGCATCTACAGGAAGCTACACAGACAAAAATGGTGCTGAGAAGCGCCGTTGGCTAAAGTGTGGGATTGTTATGAACACAAAGACAGGCGGTCTAGCACTCAAGCTAGAGGCTGTTCCTGTAGGGTCAGACGGATGGTTTAGCTTGTTTGAACCTAAAGCCAAGGACGAGCAGCCCAGGCGCCAAGCAAGCATTGCAGACGAAGAAGACTCTGCGCCTTTCTAGGGGATAAACATGAGCCATTGGCTAATCGCAGCAACCGGAGTTGCCTACCTATGGGTAAGTATTGAGCAATTCCACAAAGGCAATATGAGCACCGGAATGGTTTGGGCAGGTTATGCGTTTAGTCAAATCGGCTTATGGAGACTTGCATCGTGAACGAGCGCCCACAGAACTGCGGCTCAGGCTTTTGTAGCTGCATAGAGTGTCCATACGAGCCAAGCACTAAAGCTAACGACAAACAGATAGGCGGTACGCATTACAGGTTAACTATCGAACCTTGGGATTACATAGTTAAAAACAATCTAGGCTATCTAGAGGGAAACATAATAAAGTATGTAACCCGATATAAGGGTAAACACGGGCTAGAAGATTTACAAAAAGCTAGGCATTATCTAGATAAGTTAATTGAGACATATCAGGAAGATGAATCATGGACAAAGCAAACAAAATAAAGATGGCTTTGGAATTTCTGCAAATGGGTAGCAAGCTAGACATTAAGTCAGCTATTACGGTTTTGCAGTCTATCCGTGATTCGGACGATGTGTGTGTGTCCTGTATCAGCCCTCGGGAGTGCGAGTTTAACGACCGCTGCCAAAAGGGTGATAAGTTGAGATGAGAACCTCGGAGATGCAAAAACTGCTCGGAGGGTGCAGAGAGTTTATTGCTCTACTGTGTGATGAATTTGAATTTGAATATCCACTAGAACTGTTTGCGGAAATTGCCGTAGCGTTAGGCGAGACAAATGATTAGACCAATGTGCTTTGATTCAGACGAGCAGTTTAAGCTGTGGAGATCAGCGGCTAAGATAGCGCACCCAGGCGGCTCGTGGGTATGCTCGGACTGTACACCGGAGTATCAAGCAAAGATGATAAAGGAGTACAGATGCGAAAAACCTTTGGCCCGATTCATACGGGAAAATGGCGAGATGGTGGGGAAGGCTAAATGGAGAGAGTAAAGTTTACCCTTACCGCAGACAGGTCTAGGGTTAAGCACATTATAGACATTTCGCCAGATGGGTGGGTAGTAGAGATACGAGAGCCTAGTAGGACTAAGGATCAAAACGCTCTGTATTGGGCTACAGTCCACGATATATCGGACAGGGTAAAGATAGACGGTAAACAGTATTTACCCGCTGTTTGGCATAAATACTTTAAGGAGCGCTTCCTGCCTGGGCGCATCATCGAACTACCTTACGGGCACATAATAGAAGCAGAGCCTAGTACCGCAGAGTTAACTAAGCCCGAATTCTCAGACTTTATAGAGAAGGTTATGGAGTTTTATCACATGAACAAGGAAGAGTAATGAAAACAATACTAGCAATCCTACTTATCGCAAGCACCACCACAGCCTACGCTCGGTGCTTCTCGTCTACCTTTGTAAACGGCTACAAAGTAACCGTATGCACAACTTGCTGCACACCTGCCGGATGCATGACTACTTGCCTATGAATCCCACCACTTCACGAGTTTTGCAAATCATAAAAGATAACGATGGCGTTAATTGCGAGTTAGTGTCCATGCACTTTGATCTCGGGCCGAGCCACATTCAAGAGATTATCCGCAAGTTACATCGAGACAATATCGTTTATATTTCAGCATACAAGCCTGACAAGCGTAATTGCCTTAGACCTATGTATATGTACGGCAATGAGCCGAATGCTGCCAAACCGCCTATAAAGTACGCCACGGAGCGCAGACAGGAAAGGTTGTTAGAGGCTAGGAAACCGTTTACACCACGCAGGGACATGGCTTCGGAATGGATGACACACCTGTAGACAAGAACTCGGAGGCTTGGCGCCTAGAATGTGAGGCTCGCCATGTATTAGGTCTAAAAGACAAAAAGTCTCGTACTGCCTACTTAGGCAGGATTAGAACTAAACGTGGCGATCAAGCCGCAGAAGTATTAGAGGGAGCTGTGTATCGTGCGTGGAAACTATCGAAACAAGAAACTGCTTGAGGTTGTCAGACAGTCACCCTGTCAGCATTGCGGAGCAGAGGACGGGACAGTTTGCGCTGCACACAGTAATTGGGCAGAGGATGGGAAAGGCATGGGGATTAAGGCGCACGATTACAAGATAGCAGCATTGTGCTTTAGGTGTCATTCAGCGCTAGACCAAGGTAAAACCATGAGCAAAGACGAACGTAAGCAAATGTGGCAAAATGCACACAATTCTACTATTGCTTGGCTGTTTACCTCGGGAAAGATAAAGCTATGAGCTTAAAAGACAGGCTTGTTAATTGGTCGTTTGCCATGCAGGGTGCTACTGGTCCACAGCCAGATAACCATTGCAGGTCTGCCGAGCGTATGTATACGCCTGAGACGGGATCGGTTTGGGATGAAGAGCCGGAGGATAAGATTGAGCCGGATGTGCTCGATGCTAACTTAGTAGAGATAGCCGTGTGT